GGTGACCGAACCGGTAAGCGAGCCAGTAATACCAGCACCAATAACAACAACGCTACCAGTGACAAAGACAGAACCAGTATTGTCAAATCCACCACTGACCGTAAAGACATCCGTGGAAACGGTGCCCTTACCTACGGTGAAGGTATTAGCAAAGCTGGCCGTTGTTGCAAACGTTGATGATATCGCTGTTTGTGCGGACAAGGCCCATTGTGCGGTGTACGCACCTGAGACAAAGGAGGCCGTTTGGGCAGTCTGAGCCCAACCTGCTGTATATGACGCCGACACAAAGGATGCAGAAAGAGCAACCGAGGCTGTGTTAGCCCACGATGCCGTTCCTTGCAGCGAACCTGTAAAGCCGAACGTACCGGATACTGGTTTGTTAAATTCAAGAATTAAAGGCATTACCTAACTCCGAGGGAAATATATCGGAATGTCATATCAGACAGGTCGTCCCCATTAACTGCGACCCATCTAATAAATACATCCGAACGTGATGTTACATCCAAATTTAACCAATTTGTCGTACGAATACCTGTAGACGTTGTAGATAACAGCGATCCTGACGTAACGTCAAGATAATTCCAAGTGTTTTGATCGGTGGAATATTGAACGCCGACTTTAGAGCCCGATGGACCCGCTCGAATAATCGCAGCAGTAACTCGGTATTGTGAATAGGTCGAAAGATCAAACTGGAATCGGTCAGATGAATCTGGTTCATTCAATTGACTAGAAACCGCTTTGAGAACCGTGTTGGCCGGCTGATTTGAACAGACGGGCAATTCGATATCTCTGTTACTGAGGGCATAGGATGCCGTAACGGCGTAACTTGCCGTGGCGACAAATGAGGCGGTTTGGGCTAGGGTTATTGACCCGCTGAAGGAGCCCGTGTTGATTTGGGTAGACGAACTAACGATACCAACGGGAATACCGGTGATATTGGTCCACGCCAAAGTTGGAACGTTTAGTGCATAACTGGCGGTTTCAGCAAAATGTGCGTGTGACGCAGACTCGATGGACCCAAAGAGGACACTGGCTGTTGCCGCATAAGAGGCGCTCTGAACAGACCCCAGTAGATAACTGGCTGTATAGGCCTGAAACGCAAGACTCGATGTAACCGCGTTAACCTCAGCGACCGTCGAGACTGAAAATTGTGGGGTACTTTGTGATGATGGAACCACAAAGGTGTTGTAACTTGCCGTCGCGTGAATGGCTACCGTATATGGTAACACATTGGACGGAACAATTATGGGCCCGGCGGATGTTGTTGGGTAAACATCAATGTTGTAAGGTTCTAACGCACTCACAACAACAGTGGTGCCTTGACTTGATGTGGCACCAACCTTTATGAATGGTATCGTTACGAGCGAACTTGTTGTGACGGTAACCGATACATCATATGGCATTTGCGGTGATGCAAGTGCCTTAGATTCTAAACTCGACGTTACATTTACAGTAATGTCAAGCGGTAGAATTGATCCACTGGTCATGTATTGACATCTTCCGAATTAGACAACGGTACTTGGAGTTACACCTAAGTTGACCTTTACCTTACCTTGTAAGATGCGATACACTTCATCTATCGTTGGTGCGATATTCGTTGCAATAATATCGTACACGTATGATGTCGTAGTGAGTTGATTCGTTTGAAACGGTGTAAGAGAGATGGTCACGATAGATTGTGTGACATCTGCACTAGCCGTAAACATCAACAACGGTGCAGTATCTTGAACCGATGTTTTAATGGAACCGGTAAATGACCAACTTGTAATGTCAATTGGCACACTCGCCGAATCGGTCAATTGAAACGACATCTTAAAAGTGGCGTTTTGATTGACGGCGATATCGTAAATAGGTTGGGTCATGTCGATACTCGGTTATCGCTTGAGAATCGGATTCGCCGAAATAGTCACTGAACCGGTCTGGGCCGAAATCATACGAACGGCACAGCCACCAACATACGGATAAAAATATAAGCCGCCTTGCGTGATGGTGGTCACTAGGGTTGAATTGTTACTAGTGGATATCGGCTGGGCAGCAAGATCAAAGTACGATGCGGTTCCGTTTTGTTGAATGCCGGCGTCATCAAATAGACGACCAATCAACTTTACGCCTAACGTACTATATGATGCGCTGGGTACAAAAACCATGAGGCCTACGTCATAGATGCCCGACATAGAAATCTCACTTCCTGTACCAGCCGCACCCGAACTAAAAAGAGTGTACGCCATAGAGTGTCCTCAAAAAATGGGTCTTATATAAATAGACTGAATGATTACCAGACTAGAACAAAAACGGGGTGCCCCGTGAGGGACACCCCTTTTTCATGACCGACTACAGTTTAGTAGCCTAGGATCCAATAGTCTGCTTGAATTGTAAGATTAATTTCGGCCGGCTCATCGGTGCCCCAATCCATATCACCAAAGTTGGCTTCGGTAATCATGCAGCCCTTACCGACCCATTCACCCACCTTATCGCCTACCGGTCCAAGAACATTGAATACAATGTCCTTCTTATAGAAATCGGCGTAGCCCTTACGTCCGGTGATGGACTCATGATGGAGTCGAACCCATTCCATGACGGCTTGTTCGCCAGACGGTACAATTGGGTCATACAGTTGAACGGTGATTGGACCCCACTTACCCTTTCCAGCCACATAACGTTCGATGTTAATGTGGGGAAGAACCTTAGCTTCCTGACTGAACTTTGGACGTTCAATCTTTCGGACTAAGTAAGACGGAATACCATCAATATACATAATGAAACGATTCTTCATTCGTGGTTCGAACGAAGTGAAGAACATCTCGTTTTCGGCAACTAGGTTAGCCATTTCTTATCTCCAAAATTTGCTTAGTCCAAGGGGCGTGGGCCCTCACTAATAACTAGTCAGGACCCACATTTCTTGACTTACGCCGGGAAGGTTGCGCCCGTCGGTAGAATGTTGAACTCTAGACTGATGAATTCAGCAGTCTTAGTTGGCTGTAGATAGAGCTGGCCAACGAGGATGTTACGGTCAATAATGTCTGCCGTGTTATTCGAAGCGTCCATTACCACCTTGAAGGCATACAAACCGTTGCGTTCTGCAACAGACTGTAAGTATGGATTGACGATGGACAAGAAACGCTGGCGGGTTGCGTCAACGTTCTGTTCGAACACCAAGTAACGGCTGGTCGACGCCACGAACTTCTTCACAGCAATCAACAGACGGCGTACATTGATACGATCGAGCGCCGAAGCTTCTTGCTGGAGGGTCTTCTGACCCCACGTTACGATGCCTTGGCCCGGGAATGTAGCAATTGGATTAACTCGACCTTCGTATAACGTATCACGGTTGGCCTGATCCGTACGAGTACGAACCTGCAACGCCACGTCGATACCACCGCGGGATAGACCTGCGGGAGCGTACCATTCTGCGGCGGTACGATCATTGAATGCAAATACATTCGGCATTACAACAGATGGCGGAACCCAAACGAGAGCGCCCGTGTTGCTATCCTTCACCTTGACCCACGGGTAATACGTTGCGGCATAGTTTGAATCAAGCCCCTGTACATCACTAACCGCTGCGGCGGGGGTTTCACCCAATCCACTTGCATCCATAATATAGAAGCAATCCGCACGATTTTCACACATATTGATACCTTGGGTAACCGTATAGGTGTGGTCGGCATAAATAACGCCCGGCATTACGAGCATATTGATATCGAATGCATCTGGATTTGCCAGTGCGTTGATAGCAAGGTCGTAACCTCGTGCGCCGGCCTTCGTAGAATCACTGAGGTCGAAACCTTGTGTATTCGTGCTGGTGATATTTGCGCCAATGTTACGAAGAACCGATGGATTCTGACCGTCGAAACCGTTCTGGAACGGCACATTGAACTTACGAATCGTAGTGTTTGCAGCAACTGCTACGTCCACCAAATCCGTCGCGGCAAGAATTTCGAGTAGGTCGAAACCTGGGTCAGTGCCACCAGCCGGTACTTCATTTGACCCGCTGGGGAATACTCCGACCTTCAATACCGAACCGGCCGAATTAATAGAGCCCGATGGAATTGGATTAATGTAGGCAAGACCTGTAGTACTGGTGAAATCAAAGCCGTAGTAAACCTTGTTGTTCGCAACCGCCGTAGTTGCACCGGATGGTACAGCATAACGAGTTGTAACGTATGATGGTGCTGGTAGATTCGATACGTTGAGCGGCGCGGCTAGCGGATTGAAACCATATGGAAGGGCAGCAACCGGTGCATCTGCTGCGCCACTATCCATTTCGACATAGATATACTGCGACTTGTTCGAATAGTCACCTTCCAGATAGATGTCATTATTCGAGTCAATAAGGGTACGGGCAGTACCGATGCGTGCCGCGATATAATTCGGACTGGTTGGATCCAGCGAAAGATTATCAAATTGTTCAAGAACATTAACCTTGGAATCCGTGTCAGCGAAGTCACGAACCAATACGGTGAACGTGCCGTATCCTGTGCCTGCGGGATCCGGACGTACCGATGCAATAGAAATCTTCACGTCGGCGTTCGATGCATCACCATCGGACAATGTCCAGAGCTTAAATAGGTTATAGCGTAGTGAACCAACCTTCTGTGAACGAATCCACGGCGTTGATGCGTTACGATATGTACCATAGGTCGAACCAGACAACATACGTTGTGTGGATTCTACGGCAAGAGACATCGAGCCAGAACCGGCGAGAGCACCCGTAACGAACGAGGCAGCATCCGGAAACTGTAAGATGGCAAAACCATCTTGTGCAGTAGTTGTGCCCGTGCCCAATACCTTTGCGAAGTACCGAGTGCTGGTAGGATCAATACTCATGCTGGTATAGGTCGTGGTACCATTGGCACCACTGATGGCCAACGTAAACTGCGTTGGCGTACCGGAGACAGAACCAGTTGTGAGTGTTACACCCCGGCGAGATGGGAAGAGCAGGCCAATAGGAACGCCTGTCGTTGCACCAGAACCGCTGATGGATAGTACGAGGGATTCGACGGTTGCGTTGTCGTACCCGTCCAGACCCAATACACGACAGACCGTTGCTCGGCCCGCTTCGCGTAGATAGTTCTGTACTGCGTATGGGGTGTAATAGTCTGCGGTCGGGTTACCGAACACAGCCGTAAATTGCTCTTGCGAATCTACTATGACCGGACGAAACGCCGGGCCTTTTAGCGTCGGTCCAATAAAGGCCGCACCGATTTCTGCAATGCCTTGTGGCAAAAAGGATAGATCGCGTTCTACGGTAAAGACACCCGGCGAAATGAGGCGTTCAGCCATATATCATTCTCCTGATATTACGTCGTTGGTGAAGTATCAGTTGGAATAAAATCGCCTGTTTGGAGATTTACTTGACCGATACCATATTTGGTCTGTAACCTATTGACCGCATCCGTACGTTGAGCGTCCAGATCTTCTAGGGCAGAATCAACCGTAAGGAGGTCAGCATCCACCAGTTTCTTTTGATAATGCAACTCACCATATTTCTTAGTAAGTCCATTCCACTGTGCTTGCAATTGAACTAATTCCTCACGTTCTTCATCCGTCAACTTCATATCAACCTCTTGTGATTATAGTGTCATACATAAGTATACTTTCGAGCAGCCAAAATACTATACATATTGTCCAACCTTAAGTTTTAGTACCATCAACTTCTACCATAATAATAGCTTTTTTCGACGTGTACATCTTCGATGTAGTCGGAGTAATCTTGAAATTCTTGACCATTCGTTCAGGAATCAAATAAGCACCTACTTTCATGCTAAATTGGGTTCGTACAATACGATCTTGGGTCGATTCTAGCTGTGATTGACTGTCAAACTTGTCAATTCGAACCCTAAACTTGAATCCATTGCGTGTACCCCAAAATTCATCGTTTTCCACTTGCAATTGACCCAACACATCGGACATTTGTTCTTCATATTCCGTCCATACGATGACTTCATAGTGTAGATCAACATAATCGGGAACAATAACTGCGTGAAACTCGCGAGATGGAGTCACACCATTCAAAACCGAGAACTTATCATAAGCATTACGCTTATTCCAACCCGTTTCCCATGCCGTCTGAATATATTTGTTCGATGGATTCGTTAGTTTACCACGGTCCATTGACGTTCGGCGAATCAGAATAAGTGGTGTGACCGCCTTATCGCTATCTCCATCACGAATTACGCCATCCTTACGAAACGTAGCCCATCGTTCTGGTGTACCGTACAGTACGGGTACCATACGAACCGAATCATTGTCTACAACGCTCGGTTTGATGGTATCATTGAGGTAATTAACCAGAATTTCATCAATGGTCATCAGGGTAACGACAATTGGCGACTGTTCTTCAGCGTCGCGTTTGATATCCAACCCACGATTTTGCGTATCGTCAATTGTTTGTGCGTTGGCACCATAAGCCATTGGTTTATCTAGGCGGTCTGTCATGTTACGGGGCGCTCCAATTGTAGAGCCGTGCTACGTGTTAGGTGTGCCGTCACAACGATGGCGTGATTATAGTTCACCTGACCGGCGATAAGCTGAATTTGATTGATGGTGTCGATTTCAAAGTAGTTGTCATTGAACTCTACAATGTCGCCTGGTTCTGGATATAAGTCACGCAGTTCACACTCATACCGTAACAGGTTGAAATTGATGGTTTCTTCGATGTTGATAATCGACATATCCTTCACAGCCGTAATCAACTGACGATCAATCAGCGCCGGAATCTGTACGCCCTTGAACCAACGCTTCTGCGTGGATTCGCCATATACGTTTTTCTTCGTTTCGAGAATGTTTAACTTGTATATGACAATCGGCACATCAATAAATGTATTGATGAGTTCTCGATTGAAGTGCAACATCAAGTTGTAATCCTGCTGACTAGTAAATCGCATTAGAAGATATAGATAGCGAGGGGTGCAAAACGGAGAATTTCCTGCATATGTTCTTCATTGGCCGCTTGCTTTTCCATTTGAGCAGCCTTGCCAGTTTGTTCAAGAGTTTCTCGAAGATTTTCTACCAGCTTTTCAATCTCTTGTTGACCTTCTTGACGAAGTTTATCGCCATCCAAACGCACTTCGGCGTTCGGAATAGGCATTACATCGTACTTGCTACGAATGTTACCGAGGGTAATCTTGGATAGAGCGAGTGTATAATTGTATATCCACTGTCTGCCCACATCATTGATATTGGCAAATGGAACAAAGGAGAATGGCACATTGCTATAATCACTTGCTACGCCGCGTTCTCCGCGACCGGGTGTGACACCGTCAACACTATTGAAACTAAACTTGTTCTTTTCAATGGTGTACTCGAACCACATGCGGTCGCCATCAAAGAA